GTTACAATGATTTGCCATAATTTTTATTTAATTTTATTCATTTCAACATATTCTGGAGATACGCTATATCCTTTAGATAATTTTAGTGAACCATACCAATAATCATATCCGATAACTTCAACTGTATCTTTATCAGATATTAGTTTGGTTCCAACATAATCACTTAATAGGTTTTGTCTTTCTTCCATGTAACCTTTTACATAGAAGAAAATGAATAGCCAGAATAATAGTGTTACACCGACTGTAATTAACATTCCTTGTTTCATTTTTAATTCTTTTTTAATTAATAATACTTAATAAAATCTATGTTAACTTTTTCAAAGTTGCCTATCATCCATTTATATGCTTTTTCGTATGTTTCGAAATCTTTCTTTGTAGTTTTGAAATTGTTTTTACTATCTAAATATTCTATATAACATTCCATCTTAATCCTCCTTTTTATTTTCATTATACGATTCTATGAATTCACATACTGCATTGTATAAATTTTCTATCCTTAAATCACAGGATAAAACAAAGTCAATGCCATCCGTTTCGCTAGGATTAAAAGGGCTTTTTGTGTCTTTTATTTTTTCCACTACTGGCATAAGCCAATACTGGCATAAGCCAATCCCAATAGGCGTGGTATTTTAAATCTCCAATTAAAAAAACTAATTCTTGACTTCCTTCCTTAATATCATCATGATTAAATTCATTTTGCCACTCAAAGCCTGGGCGGTCAGTATATATGCTTTTTACTATATCACTTTCTTCTGGCATTGTAAAACATTCGATTTTCGTATCTCTTGATTTTATTCTTTTTCTTGTTACAGGGTGTCTATATTCATCAATAGTAAATGATTTTCTTAATCTCATAAACTCTGCAATCATTCTGTTTTTTTCTTCAATTGTCTTCATTAAAATCTAATTTTTCCATAATTTATATTTTTAAAACAAAGGGCAATTAAGCCCTAAGTTCTACTTATATGTATTATGGAAAAGTTTATCAAGTTCTTCGATTTCTTTTGTTTTACCACCATGTAAGTTATTTAAATCATTTGCTATATCCATAGCTTTGAAATAGAAGCCATGAGCAATCCTTAAGTTAGTTTTGAAGTAAATGTTCTTCATATACTTTTCAATGGCCTCTGGTTCGTTCTTAACTATATCTATGAACATGCAAGGTTTTCTTTCATCCTCATCATATACACGATAGTTAAGTAATACATATTTCTTGAGTAATCCTTCGTGAATCATATTATCTATGAATTCGTGAAATTTTCTCCAGGTTGGATCTAATCGATGTCTATTAACATTAACTGTAATATGACTTTCGTTAGTCCAACCATCTAGTAATTTTAATAGAATAATACTTCTATCATATAAGTTTTCTTTAGTCATAAACTTTATCTATTAAATGTTTAGGAATGAAGCCAAGTTCTAATACGTATGATTTCTCTGTTTTCTTTAGATATTTCATTCGCATTAATTTATGGATTGTTTCATTATCTTTTTGATATTTCCGGAACTTACCTTCAATATTTTCTTTTGCGGTTTCTACTGCAAAGTCTAGATCAATAAAAAATACTCTTAATTCTTCAGTCATATCTCTTTATTAGTTAATCTTTATTCTTTTCTATTTGTTTAATTGTTTTCGCATCCATTTAGCACCTTCAGCATAAACAGACATATAGTCATTCATATTGTCATCGAATTCATAATATTGATTTACGTGAGAATATATCTCTTCATCCGTCACTTCCTTTCTTGAATTAGCGAAGTCTTTTGCAAACCTTAATAAGTCTTCGTGCGAATGAATAGCTTCATGTTCTTTAGGTAGTATTCTGCAATCACTGCTCCATTTCTTATAAAACTCTTCAACGTCTTTTGGTTGTTCTTCCTTCGCTTTTTGAAGTTTCTCATTAATTGCTTCAATTAAGTCCTCTCTTGCAATCATTCCACAAGAATCCCTTTGCTCGTTAACTAAGTCAATAATATAAGACATCTCTTCATCAGAAACATTCTTTACCTCTGATTGTTGTCTTTCATTAGTTAATTCATCTTCCAACCAATTCAAATATCTATTTTTTCTATCATCCTCACTTAAAGACCCGTAATCCTTAGTGTCGTCCTTGTATTCTAACCTTAAATTCACATTCATATCTACTTATTTAATTGTTCTGTACTTGGTAATGGCATCCAATGGGTTATTTCGTCAGGATTCCTAAAGTGAGAATTATAAAAACCTTTTTTATAAGTTGCCATTATTACTTTATCGCATTGATAAGCTTCTGGACCATAAGAAGGGTAATATACTAACACTATTTTACCAAACTCAGGCAATCTATCTTCAACACTTATCCATTCAGGTTGATTGTTTTCAAGTTCATCCCAATCCTCTGAAGTTTTACCTGTATCAAAATATTTACCGCTTAACTTTCCGTATAATTTCCCAATGTATTCCATATCTACTTATTTAATTGTTCTTGCATCCATTTAGCACACTCAAGAAAACTCTTACTATCTCTTCATCAGAAACATTCTTTACCTCTGATTGGTTGGCGAATTGTTCTAATTTTTTATAGATTAAATCTTGCGTTTTTGATGATAACAATAATTCTTCCTCTAAATTATCATCTATAATAGTCCATATCTCGTTTCTAAAAAACTCTTCTGCGTTCTTCTCTTTTGGTTGTTCTTCCTTTGCTTTTTGGATTAGTTCAATATTTGATTTAATCAGTTCATCCATTATAGATAATTCATCCAAAGATTTACCTCTTTTGAGTAGTGTTAACCTTATAGCGTATAAATGCTCATTACTTTCCTCCAATGCTTCAATCAATTCTTTATTCATAATATTTTTTTAAATGTTTTTAGGTAATTCTAACCCATCATCTGGATCAGGAATAATAATATCCAATTCAGCAAAATAAGCTTGAATCTTCATAATAAACTCACAAAATTCATCAGTAGTCATTTTAGAAGTTTCAACATCTTGATAAGATATTATATGCTCATTAAACAATACTTTAACAATAGGTTTTCTACCGATTACTTTATCAATGATAAATAAATGAACTTCTTCTTTAGAGTATTCTTCTCCTAATAGATCTTTAGAGTACGCTTGAATAGTTTTTACAACTAATCCCCAGTAATATCTATTTTGGGCTTTAGATCGCATATTTCGATACTTCTTGACAGATACAACTACTCTATTTTCATTCAATGATTCAAGATCACTTTTGTATTCTGAAGGAATAGCTATAATTCCATGTCTAATAATAGTATTAAATTCCATATAATTAATTTTAAATAAAACAGGGAGCAATTAAGCTCCCTGTTTACTAATCAACTGACGACATTAGAAGTCGTCTGCCTACCTAACCACATCTTAAAATGGCAAATCATCATCATCTTCTCCACCACCTGATTGTGGTGGTGGGGTACTTGCTCCTGAACTTGGGTCAGAAGGATTTTTACTTTGCCATTCGCTTAATTCGAATTCAAACTTTTTCCTATCATTAGGTTTTAAAGGTTGATAAGTGTATTTCTCTTGCATACGAACTTCTTTTTTGATGCCATTTTCATCAACAATTGGTTCAGCAAAATTATACTTAGTAATTACCTTGATTTCTGGTTTGTTTAAATTACCATAACCAATATACTCTTCATCCTTTAAAACAATTTGAAATTCATTGTTTAATGCACTATTAACAAATGCACCTGGTTCTTTGATATTGAAATCAGCACCAGCAGCTAAGAAGAATCTCTTTAAAGATTCTCTTTTATTCTTTCTTTTGTTTTCATCATCACCATCTTTTTCTCTATAGATTTTAACAGTAGATGTGTATTCTTTATCGTCTTTAATGGTACAGATAAAATAAGGACACCCTTTTTGTGGGTTCTCAAACTTATAATCTATCATTTTAACAATATGTAACCCCTTAGATAAGAAGTTACCACTTTTTGTGACTTCTTGTCCTTTGAAGCCATCTAATTCATTTGGATTAAACATAATTAGTCTGTGTAATAAGATTCAACTTTATTTATTAATTCGGCCAAATCATTTGGCATTTTAGCGTCTAGCATATCCATTGGAGATTTAACGCTACAGTTTTCAAAACCTTCTTGTTTATTTGTAATAAATTCATAGATAGGGGTTCCATCTTCTCCAGTATGCATTCTTGAGAAACATACAATAACGAATTCCTTTTCTACTTTCTTCTTCCAAGAACCATCTACGGCTACAAATCTTTCTTCAACTCCATTAGAGCTTTCGAGTGCTTGATCAATCCCTAAGAATATTACCCATTTATCAGTATTTTTAGATATATCTAGGATTTCACCTATTTTATCTTTGTAATACCCCCATAAATCGAATCCTTCATAGATGTCATTGGCTCTTTTGTAAACCATTTCAGTAAGAGAAGTAAAACTTTCAATTACGATAGTTTCAACATCTTCTTTGTTCATAGCATATTCAAAAGTCTTAAAGTACTTATCAACTGTGTCGATAAATACATTTCGATCTCCAAACTTTAATGCTCCTTTAAAGGGAAGTTGTTTTCTTTCAGTATTTAATATTACTGTTGTTTCAGGATTTAAGTTACGTAAACTCGTACTTTTACCTGTTCCACTTGCTCCGCAAATGAAAATATTGGGCTTATTTTTCATCCGATATTTAATTTAGATTAATAAAAAAATTGTTATTTCTTTTGACTGTTATTATAGAGTTTCGGTCAATCTCTTCTTGAACGATATTACCACTTAAAACATGTGATATACGAGTGCATATAGATAAATTCTTAAAATTGTCTATAGACTCAATGACTTCATTTATTTCGTTAACAGTTTTATGAGTTAAATTTTTACTGTAAACCGCTATTATTCTAGGAGTTTTCATAATTGTAAATATAATAAAATTATATTACACTACCTATTTTTACGATTTCTAAAGTTAACTCTGTTACCATACTTGTTTATTCTTTTCTGATAGCTTTTTTTTAATTTAAGCTTAAAGAATCCAGTTACGGTAATGTTGTTGTGCTTTCTCATAAATTCTCTTAGGCTTCTGAAATATGAAGTAATTACAATATTGACTACTGATTTGTGTATGCCTGTTTCTTGGCTAATACGTTCTAATACTTTTGTGTTTCGATACTTCTTCTTCATTAGAATGGGGTTTCATCATTAGTTTTAATTTCATCTGGATTTATATTCAAACTTTTGAGAGCAATTTGCTGGTGTATCTTTTGTTCGTAAGAAGGCATATCATCTACGTTACCATAAAATTTAGTAATTTCGCTTTTGAATAGCACATCTACTGAACCAACTCCAATACTTCTACCTTTAGCAAATATAATTTCAGCATTTTCTACTGTACTACTTGTTCCGGGTTGGTAATATTCTTCTCTATGAATAAACATTACCACATCAGCATCTTGTTCAATACTTCCAGATTCTCTTAGATCGGATAATACCGGTCTTTTATCTGAACGACCAGCATTGTTTCTATTTAGTTGACTCAAAGCAAATATTACAATTTGTAATTCTCTTGCTAATTCCTTGAATCTTCTTGATATAGATGCAATTTCTTGTTCTCTATTGTTTGTTTTAGAATCGCATGATACCAATTGTAGGTAATCAATAACTATAAATTTAACCTTGTGTCTAATAACCCATTTTCTAATTTTGTTTGTGATTGTCGATAGTTTACTTGAACGATCATCGATAAAGAATTTACTATCCTCTATTTGGCCAATATACTTATTGATTTTAATCCAACCATCTTCATAGACTTGTTTTGTTTTTAACTGTCTTAAACCTAATCCAGTATTTAAAGCAATCATTCTATCCATTAGTTGTTTTCTATCCATTTCTAAGCTAAAGAATCCACAAGGAACATTAGCTTGTATGTTATGGTCAAATATTTGGAGTACTAAAGAAGTTTTACCCATAGATGCATTAGCGGCAATTATTATTTGATCAGGGTATCTAAAACCACCAGTAAATTCATCTATTGGTTTTATTCCTGTCATTATTAATTGACGTTGTGTTTTATCTTCCATTTCATCTATCCATTCTTTTATAGTTCCTTCAGGAGTTATTTCATTTACTTCGCTTAACTCTTGAATTACATATAATTCTTTGGATACATCTTCAATAATTTCATCTGTATCTTCGAAGTCACTACATTTATCTTTTATTCTTTCAGATAAATTAGTTAATTCTCTTCTTTTAGTATATTCGTTTAATTCTTTAATATGATCTCTGACATTTTCATCTGTCGATACACGTTCAACTATCTCTTCTACATGCAATATTAGGTCAAATCCATTTTTTCTTTCCCTGAATGTTTCATCCCATTTACGTTTTTTAATAACATTAATTACAGTTGCAATATCAATTTTAGTGTTACTTTCAATTAAGTCCATTATACAGTAAAATACTACTTTGTTTTCTGGAGAACTAAAATCTTTAATGCCAATGCAATCTGCGTTATCGGTATAGGTATCTGAATAATTTATGAAACAAGCTAAGACTAATTCTTCAATATCTGGATTTGATTGACTAACGAAGTGCGTTGAATCGAATAATTCTTTTTGATTTATCATATAATATATTTAAAACAAGGGGCACCGAAGCACCCCAAGAAAACTAACTCAAAACTAACTTTTTTTCTAAAAACTCGTAAGCTTCTTTATTGATTCTAGCTTTAGAACCTTTAAACAAAGCATCTTCACTATTACTATTCATGAAATGATTAGTAGCATAGGTGAATCCATTAAACAACCCAAATGCAGTATGTCCTTTAGATTTCATTTCTATGTCAATAGCTTCAAGAAACATTTCTTCTTTATTCTTCATTCTTGTAGATAGCTTTTGATTCTCTCTATAAGAGAAATCTTTAGTAATGATTTCTTTAATCATTAGATTAGCTAATTCTTTACTTGCAAATGAAGAATTAAATGTATTGAATCTCTCAATCATTTTAAGCTCTGTTGCTAATGCTGTTTCGATATGCTGATCTAAATGACTAGCAATATCTATAAGGCCACTAGAATGCTTAAATGATAGCTTAGCTTCTTTATCAAAGTAATGAAACTGATTAGTACAACTCATTACCATATTTCCAACTGCAAATTTAAAAGATCCAGTACCATCATTAAAATTGATTAAGGTAATATATCTTTCTAGCTTTTCTTCTCCAATAGCATGTGTTCCTTTGATTCTAAATTGCATATAAACTCTTTTACCTCCCATGAAGTGACCAGATTTTATAAGTTCAATTTCTCCGTAGTTATCAGAAGCTTGTAAGGTTGCTTCAACCATTCTTTCATTTTGCATTGGCACATAACCGGTACCAGCTACATTTAATTCTGAACCATTATCATCTCTAATAACAGAAACTTTTTTAGATAAATGTTCTTGATCTTCGAACTCATAAGATAAAGGAGTTTTAATTATTCCCCAATTCAAATCATTTTCAACTAAAATTTTTTTTACTCTTTCTTCCATAATATATGTTATTTGATTAAACAGGGAGCAACTTAGCCCCCTGTAATGTAAAGTTTAAATTGTGCTGATTAAATACAAATTAATAAAGTCACTTTACATTGTCCTTAATTGATTCTTAACATTAGTTTGTTCCTTATGTCTTTTTTTATACTTCTCACCTCTTAATTCTGGGTATTTCTCCTGGTACTTCTGTCTTGTTCTTCGAATAGACTCAGAAGAAGCTAATTTTCCATTTTTATAGATAAGAGCAAAATCCCAAAATGTAGTTAATTTACTACGAAGTTCAGGCATTTGTTCTCCCCATATTTTAAGTTGAAGTAGATTATCATTATCTCTTGTTTCTGGATATTCTATTAAAAAACTATGAACAAGATCTTTAATTTTAATTAGATTCATATCCTTTTTATTTATCGTGAATATTTCCTATTAACTTATAATTCTCAACTCCATAAGCATCTATAACAAAGTTATTCACACCTTCATTATCACACCTTATTCTCCATTCCATTTTTTCAATTTCATAAAATAGATAGCCTGTCATTCCTTGATTATTCAATATAAACCTATCACCCTCATAAATCTCAACTCCGTTCTTATCTTTTAGTCCTGTGTATTGTGATACTGTTTCAGGTAGTACTTCGATTATTTCTTCAGGTGTTTTACCATTTGATTTAAAATTACAAGTTAATGGAACTATTGCTTGCCTTAAAACACTTTCTCCTAATGGAGTCCATATTTCTAATAGATTCCCATAAACCCACTCACCTTCTTTTGTCTTTCCTCTAAATTTTATTTCTCTCATTTGATTCGTATTAAAAAGTGATTAAACGATAGTTTTACTTTCTCTCCGATATTCATTTCTTCTATTTTTAATCTTAGATGAATATCTTCACTAAAGTTTTGCTTTATGTAGTCATATCCTACTTGGAAAGCATCTGGTTGATTATCTGATCTATTCTTTGGAATCATTTCTATCCATTCCTTCATAGACATAGGTAAATCATGATGTAGTTTTACACCTTCAATTATTTTTTCCATAACGATTAATTTTAGTTAATAAACAAGGGGCATTAAAGCCCCTTTGAATATTTAAAGTGATGCATTAAAACGCATCATAACGGTCGCTTAAAGGCACATTAAAACGTGCTTTAGCTTGGCGTTATAAATAATTAAGAGCTTCTTTAACTCCTAACCAATAACTTTTATTTAATTGTAAGGCTTTACTTTCCTTATGGTACAATATAGTAGCTTCAATGTTTTTTAGTATCTCATCTACTGCAATCTTAGCACAAGCAATAGCGTCACGTTTCACGTAATCCTTATCGCAATTAACATCTTCTAATTGGTTAATAAAACTATGCAGTAATTCTTCTGCTTTTATTTCTTCATCATTCATAATAAAAATTTATAACATTATGTAAATAATCATTTCGTTCCTCAACGCTTTTTACATTTAGCGTT